GAAATTGCTGGAATCAAGATCTTCAAGTCAATGAACATTCCGTTCTTTGGAAGATTCGGTACTAAGTATGGTACTGCATCAGCAACAAACCCCGGAGTAACAGATCCCGGAAACACAGGTGACTTCACAGAAGTAACAATGGTTGACGAGACAGCTGGTTCCGGTGCTACTAAAACTGTAAACTCTTACGGTAATGGTAACTCTGACTTCGAGAACTCATGTGGACTTATCTTCCAGAAGGAAGCCGCTGGTGTTGTTGAAGCAATCGGACCACAAGTACAGGTAACATCTGGAGATATTTCAGTTGTATACCAAGGTGACGTAATCTTAGGTCGCCTAGCAATGGGAGCAGATGCTCTTAACCCTGCTGCTGCTATCGAATTATTCGCTGGTACAGCAACTAAGCCTTCAAGCTTCTAATTTATATTTTATACGGGGACTTTGTGTCCCCCTTTTTTCTTATGGCAACCACAACTATTGACCTCGATACAGAACTATCCGCAGTAAACAATATACTGGGGGCTATAGGTCAATCACCTTTAACCACTCTTAATTTCGATAACCCAGAAGTATCATTAATATATAATCTACTCCGTGATGCTAACGTAGACACGCAGGCAGAGGGGTGGCATTTTAACACAGAAAAACATGTAAAGTTTGCGATAGATGGTGATGGCAAAATCGCTATCGGTAATGATATATTATCAATGGATTTACATGACAATCAAGCTCGTCGTACACATAACCTTGTACGCCGTAATGGATTTATATATGACAAGCAAGATCACACAGATGTATTTACAGCCGACTTAGATCTTGACGTTGTTAGACTGTATACGTTTGAAGATTTACCTATTATATTTAGAAGATATATAGTTTACAGAGCATCTAGAGTAGCTGCTACAAAATTAGTATCTAACCCTAACCTTGTAAAATTACTAGCTCAGCAAGAAGCTTTATCAAGAGCTGCTCTCGTGGAGTATGAATGTAATCAAGGAGATCATAGTATGTTTGGATTTGAAGACGATACCGCATATCAAACCTATCAACCTTGGAGAAACCTTAGACGATAATGGCAAGCATAACACAAACTATCCCTCAATACTCACTAGGAATGTCAGAACAGCCTGACCAGCTAAAATTTCCCGGTCAGGTAACAGAGGTAACAAACGCAATACCAGACATAACAAAAGGTCTATTTAAAAGGCCGGGTGCTAAAAGAGTAGGTACAACTCCCTTAGCTAACGTACAGAGTGGTGGTTCGTGGTTTCATTATTTTCGTGATGAAACAGAAGGAGCATACATAGGACAAGTTGCAGCTGATGGTCAAGTCCGTGTTTGGCGTTGTAGCGACGGTACACAAATGACTACAGCTTACGGAACAGGTGGTCAAACAGCTATACAAAACTATTTAGCCACCAGTACACCAGAGAATATACAAACTCTTACAATTAATGACACAACTTTTGTTACTAACCGTGATACTACTAATGCTAACACTCTCATTGGGACAACGGGAACTACAGATACTACACCAGATGCTCATTTTGGGTACGTAGAATTATTACGTACAGAAAACGGTAGACAGTATGGTATTAATATAAACAATGGTACTACTGTTACAACCGTTAAACGAGCTACTAAAATAAAAGTTACTGGAAACGACTTTGATGAGGGAGACGGGTCAGGACATTGTCCCGGCATAGGTACTGAGGTATATGCTGCTACAGCCGCTGGAAGCTATACGGGTTCAAGTAATATAGTACATGTTAAAAACAGCAGTGGCACAACTTTAACATCAGGTAGAAATAACCTAACATTCCGTATAACAGCTTTAGGTCAACAAGGTGTTAGCCCTAACTATAATGCTTCAAGTAATGGTCCCGATGGACAAAACTACAGGTGCAGTTATAATATAGAATGTGTTTTACTACACGGTGGTGAAGGTTGGGAAGTTGGTGACGTTGTACGAGTTCATCCAGAGCATGCTTCAGAAGCAAGCAGTTCTGATGGACAATCTTATATAGAAATAACTGTAACTGAGATAGAAAGTGCACAAGTTAATGCTACCGTGTCTTCTAATGGGGATGGTTTAATACGACCAGCTCCTACACCTTTTGACGCTGATACAGCTGTAACTGCTGATACTATTCTTGGTGGTATTACAGCTAACCTACCTAGTGGTATTAGTGCAAAAGTTATAGGACCGGGAATATATTTTTCCAGTGCTAGCTCGTTTAGTTTAGAGGTTGTCGAAGAGGATTTGATGCGATGTTTTCAAGCTTCTGTAAACGATGTGCAAAACTTACCTAATCAGTGTAAACATGGATATATAGTTAAAATAGCTAATGCTAGAATGGCAGAAGAAGATGACTACTATCTAAGATTTGATGGAGAAAATAACAGGGATGGTACTGGTTCATGGTCAGAATGTGCTAAACCGGGTATAGCTAAGTCCTTAACTAATATGCCACTGGTTATACAACGTACAGCTACAACTACATTTACTGTTAAACAGTTTACATATCAAGATAGACGAGTAGGAGATGATATCACTAACCCACTACCTTCATTTGTAGGCGGTCGCATAAACAAAGTACTATTTTTCCGTAATAGATTAGCTCTATTATCAGGAGAAAATGTAATAACATCTAGACCGGGTACATTTGGTACTCCTGATTTCTTTGCTGAGTCAGCTCTCACTGTTGGTGCAGCAGATCCTATAGATATATCAGCTGCTTCTATATTTCCATCTGAGTTATTTGATGGTATAGAGATTAATACAGGTCTTGTTGTGCTTAGTACTAATCAACAATTTTTACTAGCATCTGACGACACAGTGCTTAATCCAGAAACAGCTAAATTACGTAGCATATCTACATATAACTATAATGAAACTATACCCCCGATATCTTTAGGTACAACAATAGCATATGTTGATAACTCTGGTAAGTTTAGTCGATTTATGGAAATGGCTAATACTCAAAGAGAAGGAGAACCTAGTGTTGTTGAGGTGACTAAAGTTGTACCTACATTATTACCAAAAGATATTGATTTACTGACTAACTCAAGAGAAAACTCCATTGTTCTACTAGGTAAAACAGACTCTGATACAGTCTTTGGCTATAGATACTTTCAAGTGTCTGATCAACGACAGCAGGCTGCATGGTTTAAGTGGAAGTTTAACAATCCATTACTATATCATTTTATTATAAATGACGAATACTATTTTTTAGATACTGATAACTTTTTACAATGTATTAAACTTGTACAAACAGAAAACGACCCTGCTACAAGTGTAGACAGTGTTGACTTTTTACTTCATGTAGATAATTATACTACTGTTAGTAATGGTAATTTTGACTCAGCTACAGACCTAACTACTTTTTCTGGTGTTAGTTGGTTAAGTTCAGTTTCTACACCTAACCACGAGCTAGTAGTCATTGATGAGGGCGGTACCCCAGCACCTACTAATGACCAAGGTAGGTATGCTAAAGTTACAGTATCGGGTACAAGCTTTACAGTACCCGGAAACTGGCAAGGTGTTACACTGACTATAGGGTATATTTATCCATACGAAGTTAAGTTTCCTACATTTTATTATACTAGACAAGTAGGTAACCGTTCTCAATCAGATATTAACGCCTCATTAGTTTTACATAGAATAAAATTGCACTTTGGTAAGATAGGTCTCTACGAAACCACACTTGAACGTGTAGGTAAAAATAATTATACAGAGGTGTATGAATCACCAATTATGGATATTTACAATGCGTCAAGAGCACCTTATCTAGAGGAGTATGTACAAACAGTACCAGTATATGAAAAAAACACAAACGTAGACATTACGTTAAAATCATCACATCCCGCACCAGCAACATTACGTGCATTATCTTGGGAAGGTGATTACTCACCCAAATATTATAAACGTGGCTAAATACATACACCCAATTACACTGGAGGCTGCTACAGAGGTAGCCTCTAATCTCCGTCCAGATGACCGCAGAGAGGTCGAAGAAGGTCATGGGATAGATCCTATGCTCCTTCCTTCTCTGATGTCTTCAAACCCATCCTACGTGTATTTCACAGTGCCTGACGGCAAGACTGCTGGCATGGCCGGAGTAGGAGAAGATGGTAATATATGGATGCTTTGCACTCCTGATATTCACCGATACCCAATTACATTCGCAAGAGAAGCCAAACGGTATGTCGATAACCGTAAAGAGCCTCTCCTTTGGAATATAGTTGATATAAGAAACACTGTGCATTTAAAACTGCTAAGGTTTCTAGGCTTTAAGTTTTTACGTAAGTTAAAACACGGGCCAAACAATGTAACATTTATTGAATTTTGCCGTGTGCATGAATCTTAATGCTGAAAAGCAAGAAAAAGCAAGACAAGAAAAAGCTAACAAAGACGCTGCTTTTGGTGCTGCTAAAACAGCGTTTTATGGTAAGGAAAATCAGTTAGAAATAGCACAAAATCGAAATGTCATAGGATACACTAAAGATATTAGTGATGCTTATGCTACAGCAGTATCTACAATAGGTAAAGGCAGGGCTAGGATAGAAGATGCTACAAAAGCCTTTTTATCATCTCAAAAAGTTAATGAAGGAGGACGTTCAACAAAATTCGGACGTAATAAATACCTTACCTTACTACAGAAAACAAATGAAGTTGAAAGTGTTATTGATACAATACTTGGAAGAAATATGGCATATGTACAAGAAGGAGCTAGACGTAAGTTCTCACTGGCTAATGCTGAAGCAAGAGAAGCACTAGGATTAGTTCCACAGTATGGTGCACCTGTTATGATGCCTCCATCCAATAGACTTGGTGGTGCGTTAAAGATTGGTACAGCAGTTCTAGGTACAGCAGCTAGTATATATAGTATGGGAGGATTAGGAGCAGCTGCCGCCGGAGGTTCCGGTCCAATGTCTTGGTTCTTTGGCTCTGACCGTAAACTAAAAGAAAATATTGACGAAGTTGGCGTATCACCTGACGGTTATAAAATATATGAGTTTAGCTATAAGGCTGATAAAACTCATACACGCTATCGTGGAGCTATGGCTCAAGATGTCGTTAAGATTAATCCTATGGCTGTAGGTATACATCCAGAAGGTTATCTAACTGTAGACTATAGCAAGATTGACGTTGACATGGAGGCCGTATGACATCATCATCATTTGGAAATATAATCGGTACACCTAGAGATCAAATTCCTAAGTTACCGGTTAGTAACTACGCTGACTCTGCACCTGACCTTACAGAAAGTATAGAAGAACGTAATCAGAAACATACAGAAGATCTTAAAGACTTTTTTGCCTCAGTTACTGAAATAGAAACCTTGAGACATAATAATCTTTGGGATAATATTGAAGGTGTGGTAAAATTTTCTGCTGCTGCTGCCAACCTTTTTCAAAAGCGTGAAGCTGATAGAGAGTCCAGAGAAACGATTAAAAGATACAAAAGTATTAGTTCGGAAGAGTTATTAAGAGTAAATGATAAATTTACTGATTTATCAAAACTAGAAAAAGCAGAAAGAATAAATCAGTTAAAAACATTAGTTCGTGATGGTAGTCCAACAGAAAAAAGGATAGCTTTAGATTTATTAAATCAAAATGTTCTTCCAACAGGACAGGAAATTTCATTTAAAAATGCGTCAGATAAATTTGATAGACTTATTCCTTCTACATTTAATTCTGTAGTAGAGAAAAATTATTTAATAAGTCAACCTACTCTTGCAGATGCTGAATTGGTTGGCGAAAATGCTGTTAGAGATATTCTGACTGATATATACTACGAATTTAACCAAGCTGGTTTTGATAATAATTCTCGTCAAGTTCAGAACTATATTAATACAAAGGTTTTACCATCTCTTATTAAAGAAAATAATAATCAATTAAATTCGTGGAAAACTACTCGACCTCAGATTGTTCAACAAAATATAAAAAAAGATAACAAAGCTGATGTACTTGAAACATTTACACGACTATCTGAAGTAACAAACGATCAAGGTGTCAAAACAATACAGCATACAGGTGACTTTAACAATTTACTAGACGTACTTATACTAAGAAATCCTACTGTAACTAATCGTAGTGAAGCTGTTACTTTTATGATAGATCTTTTAGATAGTGACCCAAATCTTAAAAATGCAATTAAGATAGAAGATGTTGAGTATTTCTTAAACGACGCTAAAATTATAGATAAAACCCAAAACAACAAAGAAGTTACTGGATTTAGAAATACTAAAGTTAGAGGTGTTGAAGCAGCAGAAAAGTTCTTTATGAAGTTTAAGTCTGGTATAGCTGATACTAACTCAGAAGTTTATTCTGATATAAAGAAAGTTATGCAAACAGAAGTCAGAGAATTTTTAGCAGAAAATAATCAAGATCGACTAAAACCCGGTCAGCAATTACACTTTATTACAAAATTTAATAACGAGTTAAGAAGACGTGGTTTATCTACAAATCTTCCAGTACCCGGATTTTTACAAGGTGACGAAACCATCGAAGACAGGTTTTCTTATGCTAATAACGTAGCAGCAGTTGGTTCTATAAATAAAAGAGATTGGGAAAATGCTTACAGAAGTGCAACACAAAATAAAGATTTACCACTAACAATAAATACACAGATTGATAAGGCTAAAGCTGAATTAACAAGACAAGTTTTAGAAGCAAAAGCTAAAGATGATAATGCAAATGTAAATGATCTTGTTGAAGAGTTATACCCAAAGGTACTTAATGATTTAGTAGCAGGGAAGTTTATATCTGAACGAGATAGACTAAGACCACTTTTACCAGAAGACAGAGACGCAGAAATCACCTCACTAACAAATGATGTAGATAAATGGATGAATAATAAGGAAGTTAATTCAGTATATGAAAAACGATACTTAGATCAATATATTGAAGATTATATGGGTAAAGGTTATCTTCCATCAAATATTCCAACTTATATCAAAAAGTTAGCAACAGCTGCTGGTATGACACCTCATCAATATATTATGTCTAGAGTTACAGCTATGGACGTGTACGATGAGAAAACCATGAAATTTGTGTCGGACAAAAATCCAGAAGATATATTTAACTTAAATGAAGACGAGAAAAAATACTTATTTGTAAAACCTAGAGCTAGTAAAAATATACTATTATATAGTAATAAAGAAGGCGGTCTTAATGGTCCACAAGCTAAGGAAGCATTACTAGCATTAAGACAAAGAGGTCGTGAGGCTGATTCTTACGAAGGAAGAGGGTTTTTTAAAAAGATTGGAGCTTTCTTTGGCCCCGGTCCACAGAACATTACTGTAGAACAAGCTTATAATTTAGCTAAGTCAGGCGAAGGTACTAATTTTGGCTTATACGGAATATCTGCAAAAGACATGATTAGACTAGTAGACGCTGGTATACTAGATCCTAATGCAACTTTTGATGAAAATACTCAAGACTTTGCAGCTTTTGGTTTAATGTATTTACAAGCCAATGATAGTACTGGTATTATGGGTGCTAATATTGTAGATAATGTTGATGTAGGAGTACTTGATTGGAAACGTTTAACAGGACTTAGTCAAGCAGATCAAGCAACAGTGCTTCAGTTTTTTCCAAATCTAAAAGATATGCCTATGAGTCAATTTCAAAATTTGCAAGCTGATGTAAGTGCGGCTATTTTAAACGAAGTTGAAACGTATCAAAAAGATTTAGCAACATACCTTGAAAAGAATCCAGATAAGACTCAAGAAGACTTCGATAAATTAGGTGAATCTCCAGAACAAAAACGACGTGCAACCATACAAGCATTACAATTACAAGCCATTTAATATAAAATTATGGACTCAAATCAATTTAATAATTTAGAAGAGGATGAAACAACTAATCAGTCTTCTAGTGATGCTTACCGATTACAACTTCTAGATGAGGCACGTGAGCAAGAAGCATTAGAACAACAAGCAGAAACCGACGCAGCAATCCAAGAAGATCCTCGAAACGTAGAAGAAGGTATCGGAGGATTGCAAGGTCTTATAAAAGAAGGTCAATCTATCTTGTCTGGTGGATTGCAGGATACAGCATCATCAATCGCTACATTTCCAGAGCGTACAGTTGATGCTTTGTCTGGACAGATGCAAAAAGAAAAGGAGGAGTTTGGTGATTATAAACCTGACTGGACTCCTTTTGGAGGATATGACAATCCTATCGAAACAAAAACTTGGTGGGGTAAACAACTTAGAGCCTTAGTTCATTTTGGCTCTATGTCTGCCGCTGCACTTTTAGCAGCAAAAGGAGCTGCCGCTACAGGTATTGTTACTTTACCCGCAGGCTTAATAGCTCTAACTAAAGCTAACTTTGTAAGAGGTGCTGCATTAGGAGCCGCTACTGATCTTGTATCTAAAGAATCAGATGGTCAAAATGCTATGGGTGCGTTGCGTGACAGATATGGCTGGTTTGATACACCACTAGCTACAAAGGATACTGACCATCCTGTTATGATGAAAATAAAAAACATCGTAGAAGGTATGGGCATAGGACTATTTTTTGATGGTTTATTATATACCCTTAAAAAAGGAGCTGATCCAGCTATAGAAGCTATTAAAGCTCGAAATAAAAGTTTAAAAGATCAAACTATACAAAACGGTATAGCACAGCTAAGACGTGGTGAAATAGAGTTTAGAGCAGATAAAAATGCTCCTATATCTCAACCACAACAAGGTGCACATATAACAGAGGTTGAACCACAAAAAGCTAAAGAGCAATTATCTAGAACACGTAATGAATGGGGATCTGAAGAAGGTTCAACCGGTTCAGTTACTACACCATTAGAACGTGAACGTATAGCACAGGAAGGTGGTACAGATGTAGCTCAAGTAGAACGTATTTATAAAGGACTCGTTAGTAGTGATAAGTTTGCTAAGCAGTTAAGTGATGCCAAAGGTGACAGAGTTAAACTTGCCAAAACATTTGAAGAGGCTGTATTAGCACATCAACGTATAACACAAGGTAGAAATGCTGCTGATATGTCTGCTAATGAATACTTAAAAGAATTAATAGAAGCTCAACCTGATATTATTGATGGTGTCGAAGTTTGGACATCTAAAAATGTAGTGATAGCTGATCTAATATCTGGTACATTACTTAGACAGCTACGTGATACAGGTATTGCTGGTCGTGAAATAGCAGATTTAGTTGACTTAGCAGAAGTAGACGGACCGGCTAAACAGATTGTTGATACTATGTTAACTGCATTGTATCAAACTAAAAAAGCTAGATTTGTAAAATCTGATTCATTTAGAGCTTTAAATGCTGGTAAAGGAGCTAAAAAAGCTGTAGAAGATGCAGTTGCAGAAGAAATGGCTGACATAAAAGAGTCAATTATGACAATTCTTAAGATAGCCAAAGATGATTCGAGCGATGATTTACTAAACGCATTATTTGAATCATTCTCCATGATAAAAGACTTAAATACTTTAGAAGACTTTGACAGATGGGCTAGAACAATATTAAAAGGTGGACCGCTTCAAGAGGGTGGTATAAATCGTACTGGTGCTCTTGTAAGAGAGCTTGAAGGAGTTATGACTAATAGTATCCTATCTGGACCTAAAACTCCAATCCGAGCAATGATGGGTACATCAACTGCAACACTTACAAGACCTTTAGCAACTGCGCTCGGTGCTATTATACGATTCCCGTTTACTGGAGATTCAGCTACAGTTCGTTCAAGTCTTGCAGCTACAAATGCTTTAGTAGATGCTATACCAGAATCGTTTGAGCTATTTAGAACTAGATTAAATTCATACTGGAAAGGTGATTTAGCTAATATTAAAACACGTTATTCAGATTATACAAAAGGCGACGAAAACTGGGAAATACTTAGACGTTGGGCAGAAGAAAGTGGTAGAGCTAATGCTGGTGAACAAGCTGCATTTGCTTTAGCTAACATGGCACGTAGTATGAACAACAGTAATATGTTTAATTACTCTACTAAATTAATGGCAGCTACTGACGATTCATTTGCTTACGTTTTAGGTAGAGCTAAGATGCGTGAAAAAGCTATGCGTCGTGTTCTTGATATGCAAAATAATGGTATTGAATTACCAGAGATTACACCAGAGTTACTAAAAGCTTACGAAGATGACTTTTACTCACAGGTTTTTGACAATCAAGGTAATATTATAGATGAAGCTACACAGTTTGCTCGTAAGGAAGTTACTCTTACTCAAGAACTTACAGGCTTTACAAAAGGTCTTAATGACGTTTTTACAGCTACACCTATGGCTAAACCGTTTTTCTTGTTTGCAAGAACAGGTGTAAATGGTTTAAATCTTACTGGTAAATACACACCCGGATTTAATTTTTTAGTTAAAGAATTTAACGATATAGCATTTGCTAATCCTAACGATTTAAGTAATGTATCAAAGTATGGTATATTTACACCAGAAGAACTAGCTAACGCTAAGGCTTTACAAACAGGCCGATTGGCGATGGGCTCTGCTGTAGTATTTATGGCTACACAAGCTTGGATGAGAGGTGACCTTCACGGTAACGGACCAGTAGATAGACAAACAAGGCAAGTATGGATAGATGGAAAATGGGAGCCACGCACAATTAATATAGGTGGTGTACGTGTAGGTTATGATTCAATGGAACCATTTAACCTTATAATGTCTACAATCGCCGATGTAGGTGATGCAAGTGAACTTATGGGTGAAGAGTGGACTGAAAATCAGTTAGGTAAAATATCTCTTGTAGTTGCACAGTCTGTTACAAGTAAATCTTATTTAGCTGGACTTCAATCTTTTGTTGATTTATTTGCTGCTAAACCCGGTCAGGGACAACGTATAGTAGGTTCACTACTTAATAATACTGTACCATTATCTGGTTTACGTAACGAACTTGGTAGATTATTTACACCATATATGCGTGAAATCAACTCTGGAGTTATACAGTCCATACGTAACAGAAACCTACTTACTGAACAGATTGCTGGTGAAAGAGAATTACCTATTAAATATGATATACTAAAACCTAACTCTCCAATAAAAGATTGGGACTTTATGACACGTGCATTTAATGCTGTAAGTCCTATATCTTTAAATCTAGAGCAAAGTGAAGGTAGAAAATTCTTATTTAATAGTGGTTATGATATGAGATTATCTACATATTATGCTCCTGATGGCACTAACTTAACTGAAAATGCTGAAGTAAGATCTTTATTTCAACAAGCTCTTGGTCTGGAAAATCTAGAACTTAAACTTCTTAAGTTGTCTAGAGATCCTAAAGCAAAAGCTTCATTAGAGCAAATGTATAAAGATATAAAATCAGGACAACGTGGAGATTATAGTGCTGGAGACTACTACCACAATAGGCAGATAGAACGATTATTTAGTTCCGCTCGTAAAAGAGCTTGGCGTAGTATTTCTAATACAGAAATAGTACGAGTACTAATAGAAGAACAAAGACTTGAGAAAGAAAGGCAACTCCAGAAACAACTCGAGACGACACTACTTACAATGTATAAATAAATGGCAACAACTTTCGTAGATTATACAGGAGACGGAAACGCTACGAAGTCGTTTTCCTTTCCTTCCATTCAAGAAACTGACATAAAGGTAACAGTAGATGAAGTACTGAAATCGTCAGGCACACACTACAACATTACTAGCTACACAACAACAGGCGGCGGTAATGTTGTATTTACTTCTGGTAATATACCAGCAAATCCAGCAGCTATACGTATTTTTCGTGATACAGCCGTAGATACTGCAAAGGCTACATTTGTAGCAGGGTCGTCAGTTAAAGCTGGTGATCTAAACAACAACCATACACAACTTTTATATGCCGTACAAGAAGAGCAAAATATAGTTAGCTCTACAACTACAGTAAAAGGTTACATATCTGCTGCTGATAAAACAAAACTAGATGGTATTGAAACAGCAGCAACAGCCGATCAGACAGCTGCTGAAATACGTACAC